CGATAACCTCATCGTAGGTGTCGGCACCGCCGGAAGCGGCAGTGGACAGGTCGATCAGGGCCTTGGCGCGGAACATGCCGTTGATCGCTTCAGCCTTCGCGGCCATCACGGCGGCAACACCGGTATTGTCAGAATAGCCGGGCGCCACGATCAGGTCGGGGATCAGGCCGATCGTGCTCATGCACAGGTCAACGGATTCGATCTTGGTCGCCACCAGTGAAGCGGTAACGCTCGCCGGGGTGACTTCATCGAAGGCAACATACAGCGTGTTGGCGCTGTAGGCGCTGCCGCCGCTCAGGACCTCAATGATCAGCTTCTCATCGGAGAAGTACAGATCATAGTCTGTGCCCAGAACCAGGGCAGAAGTGGAGCTGCTGGAAGCCTTCACCACGACGGAGCCGGGGATCGCCTTCGAGGTCAGCTCGACCTTCTTGGAAACGACGTTCTTGTCCGCTGCGGCAACGGCGCTCTTCATGGTGCTGGGATCCAGCAGGTTCACGAAGATCGCGGGAGACACGTTGAACAGCTTGAAGTGGGAATACATCGCTTCGCACAGGGGATAGGTGGCCCAATCATCGGAATAGCCCAGCTTGGACACCGCCTCGTTCCAGGTGGTGGCGAGCACAGGCACGCCGGGAGTGGCCGGGTTTTCAGCGTTCTGGATCGGGGAAGCCCCGATGAAGAACGGGACGCCAGTTTCTACCGTTACGGGAGTAACGGCGCTGGTCGCCTGTTCCGATACGTAAACGCCATGCTTAGCCATCGGTAATTAACCTCCATTCTTATTGAGCAGTACGGTAAGCCGTCTGCAGGTCACGTACAGCCGGTTTCCGGGCTGCTTGATTTGTTTTCTCGCTTCGGCCAGGTCATTACCGCTGACCAGAAGCTGCGCAATCGGGGGATACTTTTCAATCGCTGCCGCCAGCTTCCGTTCCACCTCTTCGCGGTTTCCCTCGATGATGGTGTTGTGCTGGACGGCGCTCTTGATCGTAGGACCGATATACACGAAGTAGCTGTCCTCAGCTACATGTTCAGTGGGTTGTTTCCGTCCCATACGCTTCTCTCCTCACGTTTGATCGGGGGCATCTTCCATACGGACATCATTTCACCCAGGTAAAAGGGCTTCGTGTCATCCGGATACACCAGCTGCTCGATCCCGCCTTCGTAGTCGAGCTTGAACTGCTTTCCTACGATGGGGTTGGCCATCAGGTCAATCCGGATGCGCTCCATGCAGTTGAGCAGCATGAGTCCGCCTTCCTGCTCGTCATCGCAGTACACACAGAACAGCGTCCGGACGTTGGCCAGGCCGAGGGGAAGATCCCCGGGCTGCTGGTTGTAGGCCGTGTTGATGATCGTGTGCAGGATGTACGGAGCGTATTTGTTGGATGATTTCTCATCCGGCAGCCGTGCGCGGTACACAGCCGGCGCCCTGGACGCCGGATCGGGTTCTTCCTTTGTCGGCTTCACCGGCATAATCAGCTCCGCGATCGCGGCTTCCGTGCGTTCCTTCAACGCTTCAAGCAGCAGTACGCTTGTCATGCTTCAGCTCTCCTTTACTTACCCAGGATGCGCCCGATTTCATGGGACAGACGTTCGTTGAACACTTCCATGATTCTCTTGCCCAACGGATCCGCAACCTCGTCATCCTTCAGCATGTGCGGAGTGGACGGGCCGAATTTCTTCCGGATCGGGAATCTCGGCTTTCCGACGCGCTCATACACATGACCGCCGTAGGATTGAATATCGAATGCGTGCCGCAGGTGGATCTCATTTCCGCGTTTTGCCTGGTACCTTACGCCGTCAGAGTCGGATATCTTCGGCTTGAACTCAAGCAGATCCAGCATCGCTCCGGCGTATCGGATGATCACCTTGGTAGCACCGCCACCTCCGCCCATCACCTTGACCGTGGTCTTGGTGTTCTTGGAGAACTGGCTGGCTTTGATGTTGTAAACGGCGGTCGCGTAGCGCTTCGCTTCCGTTTTACCGGCAGCTCCGGCGCGTTTCGCGGCCCGGTTTACGGCCACCATGGCCTTACCGGGAAAGGAAAACAGGACAGTGTTGACATAATCCAGGGAGTTCATGCCGGCTTCGCGGACATTCAGGTTCACGACACCCATTTACTCACCTCATTCGTCAAACGCTTCCAGTTCCAGCTTCACCATTCCCATAGCGACAGAGGATTCGGCGATGTAGTACTGCCGGAGGAATTTGTCATCCGGATCATAGATCGCGAACTTCCTTCCTTTTTCCGGCAGCGAGCCGCCGATATCGTCCAGTTTGGCGTGGAAAATCACGTCTACCCGGTAGATATTCTGCTCATGGTCGCGCATGGTCGTGGTACGGTCCTGCTCCTTCAGGTGGGTGATCAGGCAGGGAATGCCTTCCTCATCCTCACCGTCATAGGTCTCGCCGTCATAAATGACGGTTCTGAGCTCCCCGAAGGTGCTCACGTCCAGGAAGGTCCGCAGGTTATCCGCAGCTACCATTTCCTTGAAGCCCATTATTCGGTCACATCCTCGGCTTCCTGCTCCTCAGCCTTCTGCTTCCTGCCCTTCTTGGGTGCAGGAGTTTCAGCCTTCGGGGCTTCGGAAGTTTCCTCGGCCTTCGGCTCTGCCGATTCGGCGATGCCTTCCGCGATCAGGCGTTCTCCTTCTTCCTGGTCCACATCAATGGGCAGATCGTCCGGAGTCACCGGGATCACGTACGGGCTTTTCCCGCCGTTCGGAAGAGTGGGCCTGTGGCCATAACTTCCGCTGATGATCTTAATCAGCATGTGAAAGCATCTCCTTCCGTTATCCGGAAGCGGATCAGTCCACCACGTCCTGCGGCGCAAGGTCCGGCAGGTCATCGTCCGCCGGGATGCCGGGCATGGCCTGGGTGATCGCGCTGATCATCGCGGCCTTGCTCTTCAGCTTTCCGGTTTCGATGCCCATTTCCTGGGCCATTGCCTTCAGATCGGTGTACGACATCGCTTCAAGATCAATGATCTCGTGTTCGCCCTCTGAGGGCCCGTCCGGCGCGGTTCCGCCCGTGGGCGGGTTCTCGCTCGGGATTGCCGCTGCAGGCGCCGGATTCGCCCGGATTTGGTCGAATTCGGCCACATCCTGAGCTACAAGGCGCTTTGCAAGTTCATCCTCCACGTCATAAGAGCACCCGGGGTACAGAGGACCTGTTCCGTTTTTGGCTTTCGCGCCAATTACGCACAGTGCTTTGATAATCATGGCCGTCTCCTTTCAGACCTTCATCAGGTCACGTTGGCCGCATAGATCCACGGGCTGTAGTTCTTCGGAGCGGCGAAGGGCCGGCTCTCGAGGATGATCTCGCGGATCTTCCGTTTCCGGTCAACAAACAGGTCAGGCACACGCTTGCCGGTGATGGTGTCGATGTTGCCTTCCTCGTCCATGTGGACGATGTGCGCATACATCAGATGGCCGGCGTTGGGAGCGGTGACCATGATGGCGTCAGCGGGGAAGTAGTTCACCCAGGTGGTGACATACGTTCCGGAGCCGGAATCGTAAACCTTATCCTGGTACTGCTCGTCCACGACGATGACGTTCAGGTTGTAACCGCCGAAGTTCACGACGCCAAGCAGGGAAACGCCGTCATACTTGGTCAGCTCCTGCATGATGGGAGAAGCGATGATGATGCCGCTCATCTTGTTGACCAGTTCGCGGAAGTCCTTGTTGGCCAGCAGCACATCGGCAACTTCCTGACCGACGATCAGGTCGGTATGGGGCAGGCCGCGGCGAGCCAGGGAACGGCACATATTCCGGACGTCTTCCACGATCTCGGTCCAGCCGGTGGAAGTGGTCCACTGGGAGCCGATGGAGTAGGCGCCGTCATTGCCGACGTTGGGATCGTAGAACTTCACTGTGGCCACATTGCCCACGGTGTCGGCATCCAGCATCTCATTGACGGTGAAGCCGTTGTTGATCATGGTCTGGGCGCACAGCAGTTCTTCAGTGCGGGTGAACCGGCGTTCAAGCAGTGCCAGGTCTTCCTGCACCAGTTTCGCGGCGCGTTCTTCCTCCGTGGAGTTGCTGAGGATGGCTTCGCCGAATCCGCGCTGTTTCAGCTGATCGGCAGTCAGATTACGGGCCTGCTTGATGCAGGTGGGCTCGTAATCATGGATCTCGTAGCCGGACCGTTTCACATTGATCGGGTCGGCATCGAGGACCATGAAAGGAGCGCGGCCGTTATCGCCGTCCCGGTATTCCACCAGGACCTTGTTGGCCGCGTAGATGTCGCCGGCGCCGGTCGGGAAATACCTGTCACGGAAGAAGGTATTCACGGGAGAAAGTCCTTCCCAGAGACCTGCCATGTAGTAGGTGTCCAGGATGTTTACATTCAATGCCATGGTCGATTACCTCCTTACAGTACGTTCTCGCCCTGAGAAGCGCCCAGCAAAATGCCGCGGATCCGCAGCGCATCGCGGTCGTCTTCGGTCAGGGACGCGCCACTCGCCAGGATCAGGGCATCTTCGTTGAAGTTGCCGGTGATGTACACGAGGGCGTTTTCATCGTTGGCAGTGCCGACGTCGATGTCGTACACGAGCACGCAGTCGGCGGTCAGGGTTTCATTGGTGGCAGCGGTGGTTCCGAAAATCACCAGCTTGCCATCACCGGCAGATCCGCTGGATTTCGCCAGCAGGGTGCCGCGCTTCAGGGTTCCAGCGGTTCCGAGCTTACGGATCACGCCAGCTTTCTTCAGCGCATTGGGCTCCAGCCCGGCAAACAGATTCTCGGGAGTCACGGAGCCGAGCTTTTCATGCAGATCACGGGTCATGGCTTATTCCTCCTCTTTCTTGCCGGACAGCTTCATGGACATGGCTTTGCCAGCGGCTTTCCTGTCCTCTGCCGTCATCGGCTTGTTGTCCTCTTCGGAAGCAGGCGCAGAGCCGACGCCATCTGCGCCGCTTTCCTTGTAATCAGCCTGCAGCTGATTCATGAAAGACTTGCCCTGTTTGGCCATCTCCATCGCAGCACGGAAGGCCATCTCCTGCGCAGTGCAGGGATTCTCGCCGTACTTCGCGGCCTGGATGGTCGCGTCGTCGTACACGCCGCGCAGCATGTCGATTTCCTCACACCGAGCGCGTTCAGCCGTTCTCGCAGCTTCTTCAGCTTCGGTATGGCTGACGCCCGCCTGAGCTTCGGCAAGCAGTTCCGCGGCCGCTTCCGGATTTTCCTTACGGAATTCCTCAAGGGTCATGGCTTGAAAACCTCCATTCTTGCCTGATACGTCAGGCGTATTATCTCCACCGGTACCGGCGTCCGCGTCCTGTGTGGGCAAGACGGTTTCTTCCGGTACGGCTTCAACCACTTTGATTCCCTCCGGCAGCTCGCCCATAGCGGCGAACCGCATCGGACGGCCATGGGAATAGATGGTTCTGTGGTCTGCGCTGACTGAGATGTCCGGATCTTCGGCATCGTCCAGCAGTTCATCCGCAAAACCCTGTTCCACCGCCTGACGGCCTGTCAGGTAGGTGGTTTCATCCATCATGGCGCGGAGCTCGTCCACGGTCCTTCCGGTCTTCCTGGCGTAGATCTCAGCCTGTGCCTGGTCGACCACATCCAGCTGCTTCGCCAGGTTCTGGCACTGCTCGCTGTTCAGCCGTCCGAAGGCGAAGGTCAGGCAGTCGTGGATCATCACGATGGAAGATGGATTGACTTTCACGGTGTCACAGGCACACATGATGTGAGACCCACCGCTCATGGCCACACCGTCCACGATGCAGATCTTCTTTGCTGACAGATCCCGCAGCCGGTTGTGGATGGTGAAGGCCGCGAAGGCGTCACCGCCGATGCTGTTCAGCCGGATCGTCAGCTCCGTGCAGTTTTTGATGGATTCCAGATCCTTCAGGAACTCATCCAGGATGATGAAGTCCCCTTCAACAGGATCGCCCCACCAGTCGGTAGGGCGTTCGGTCACGATTTCCCCGTACAGGGTGATCTCCGCATGGCTTCCGTCCCGGACAGCCAGCGTGTAGAACGGGCGTTTCAGCACGTTCACCTTGGGCTTACTCACTCTTACCACCTCCGGGATTGTCCGGCTCAAGGTCCGGCTCGTTATAGAATTTGGTCGCATCCGCAGCTGCATCGGTACCGGCTTCCGCGAGCAGCTTGTTTTCATCCTTCAGATGCTCCACGTTCTCATGCCAGTCACCGCCGCCATATTCACGGGTGACCTGTTCGTGCGTCTTAAAGCCGTGCTGAACTGCCAGGATGTCAGCCTTGACTTCCTTGGTCGGATCCAGCTGACCCTGAACGGGTCCGAGCCATTCAGCCTTGCACCATGCAGCCCGGATAATCGGATCATTGAAGAAACCAGGCGCGGAAACACGCCCCAGAGCCACAGCTTCGGCCAGCCAGGTCTCATACACAGGCTGACAAAAGCGCTCCACCAGCCAGGCTCGGCGCATCCGGAAGGCTTCCCAGGCTTCCATCAGGGCTGCTCTGGATGCTGAATAGCTCGCGTTGAACTCCTTCAGCAGCACGTCATAGGGGATGTTCAGCGCTGCGCCGATCTCCTTGCACAGGACTTTGACAAACGTGTCGAAGCCAGGTGTCGGGATGGACGGGGAGCCGAACTTGACGTCCTCGTTCTGCCCCAGGTGAAGCACGTTGCCGGGGCCCATCTCATATTCATTGGAGTTTTCAGAGATGTTCCGGTCCGGAGGAACGTCTGGGTTGTCATCGTCTCCGTAGCTGGCTTCCGCGAGCGGGAATTCAGCCGGGTTGGTCTCCGTCTTGATCCAGGCCGTGAACCAGCTCTGGATCATGGCTCCGATAACCTCACTCTGCGTGTACCGGGTGATGTTCAGCATCGGCTCGATGACAGGCGCCAGATAGGAAACACCCCGATACTGATCGGGGCGTTCGGAATCCAATATCTGTACATAATTCAGGAGGCCGGTTCGGGAGCTCCGCAGTTCTACCCGCTGCCATTCAATGTCCTGCACGTTCCGCAGCATCTGGTTCGGGTAGATATTGCAGATGTAAATCGCCACGATCTTTCCGTGACGGTCCACCTCAACGCCGTCAAAGATCCTGTTGCCGTTCTTCGCAATGCCGTCTGTGCGCATCCCGCTCGGTACAGCTCGCATGTCGTACGGTGTACAGATCCGATCCGCTTCGATCATGTGAATCCGCAGGGAATACGGATTCATCGGCGTGGTTCGGAAATCGCGCTGGAACAGAGCGAAGATATCGCCGTTCGGGAGCCAGTTGGTCACGGCCAGCTGCTGCATGCCGGCGAAGGAATTCATGCCGATCGCGTCACAGTTTTCCTTGTTGTCAGCCCACAGACGCCACTGGCGCTCTGTGTTCCGCTGCCATTCCTTAGCAGCTTCCGGCGTCATCTTCAGCAGGTCCCTGTCAATGGTGGAGTGCAGATTCAGCCCGGTACCGACAACCTTTGTCTTCTGCGTCTCGATGGCAGATCGGGCAACAGGAGACGTCATGAACATCAGCCGTCCGCGCTGCCTGAGGTTGAAGTTATTCCAGTTGATATCTTCATTCGGGGATGAGGATTTGCCCGTCAGTCCCTTCAAGGATCGCTTCTTCGTGCTCGCGCCGCCCTCGGAATAACCGCTGGCATAGAATCTGTTCAGACCTGAGTTGAAGATCGTTCCGGTAGCCGGCGCTCTGCGCTGTTTCTTGCCCACGTTTACCACCTCCAATCTTTTCAAAATGAAAGGCACCTGCGGCGAAAGGAGACGAAACTCCGCCCGGTGCCAATGGAAAAGCCCGGAATGGTGCGCCGATAATCACACCAGACCGGGCGTAATCCCGTTACCAGTCCCGAGGAACGATGGCCATGATCTTTCGCGGCTTCCTGCCGTTGAGCATTTCCTCATACTTATCGATGTTCTGTTCCGCTTCCTGGATCGCTTTCCGAAGGTTCGGAATATTGAACCGGGTCAGGGCTCTGTCATCGATTTCATAGGACTGTACGCCGCTCTTAATCAGTTCCTGATAGCAGCTGGTCAGGTGATCATAGGTTTCTTCCCAGTACGTCAGGCGCTTTCTGATGGTCTCAACTGTCATCCTGTCTCACCTCACCAGTTCATCATTTCGTTCATCTTCTGCTCGATCCGGTCGACCGGATCAGTCCTCTGTTTCTGCGTTTTTGGCTTTTTGGGCTTCAGATCCCGCTCGTCCGGTTTGCCGTTTCTCCGTCTGTGCAGGGCGTCCATGTCCGGAGACAGCGCGATGAACGCAGCCTGTGCGTAATCTCGGCAGTCCAAAGGCTCATTCCTTTCATGGCCAGGAATGATCTCCCAAGCAAACTTCTGCCGCCCCTTCGGTTTGTACACCAATCTTTCAGACAGGAGACCGACAAAGAACTTGTGGCTGTACCCTCTGTCCTCGTTGCTGGGGAAGTGGCAGTATCTCGGGCCGGGAGTCTGTACCCGCAGCGCGTCCATGATCATCTGCTTTCCGGAGTCAACGCCCAACTGGTACTGCCAGCACTGGCCGATATGCCTGCCGTTGACCATGATCTTTACCTGCTTCGGCTCTGTCACATACGGACGGCCTTCGCCAGGTATGCCCTTACAGTCAAATACCCGCATTCCAACTCGCGCTCTGCACTGGATGCGGGTATCCATGGTGTAATGACCGCCGTCATCGACGAAGGTCGTGCTGATCCTGAGCCCCTTGCCGTCCTCGTATCGGTATACGTGGGTCACAATATCGTCCAGCCGCTGCCAGACGTCCGGGTCATCAGGCTTGCCCATGATCTGGCCACGCTTAATGCCCCAGGATTCTTTCCGCAGGCCCCATCCGACAATCTCGTACTCGAGACGGTCATCCTGCACGTCAACGCCGCAGGTGAGCACCAGCACACCCTTCGGCAGATCAGCCTTGTACTCTTCGCGTCTGGCCATGTACTCATCCTCATCAGCCAGACCGCCGCGATCCTCCCACAACTCACCGAACCGGGTGTTATAGACCGCTTTCAGCTTCTCTGAATTGCCCCTCGCGTCCAGGTATTCCTCGACGATTTTCTTCCAGCTCAGCCAGGGGGAAATGAAACTGTTCAGCCAGAAAGACCGGACACCTTTTTTGATGGCATCCGGATTGTCGGCAATCCACTTCGCCGGCGCTTTCTTCATCTCCCGCTCATGGGAGATGGCGCCGCACTCCGGACAGACGTAATACACATCGCCCAGATCGTACGCAGGTTTCCCGTTGATGGTCTGTTCCTCATAGCCGTAGCGGATATCCTTCCACTGGATGTTATGGAACTCTCCGCAGTGAGGACACTTGCTGCACCATCGTTCCTGCGTCCCTTCGTAGAAGTGATCCTCGATCGCTGAAGCGCCCTTGATCGTCGGCGTGGAGACCAGGACAGACTTCGCATTGTAGAAGGTGGTCTGCCGGGCCAGCGCCAGTCGGTACGGGTCGCCTTCATCCCCGGCGCTCTGGGCCCACCGGTCACGTTCGTCTCCGAGGACGTACCGGATAGGCTTTGACGCCAGGGCGTGGGCTTCCGTGGATCCGCACATCGTCATGATGCCGCCGGCGAAGCCCTTCTGCAGAATCGTGTTGGTTGATGAACTGCGCCCGGTTGTCGCTCCTCTGGCCTTGCTTTTCAGCACCGCAGTATCCCGGAACATGGGAGCGATGCGCAGTTTGGAATAATCCCGCGCATCCTGGACCGTCGGATGGACGAACAGGATGCTGCTCGGGTCCTGATCGACAATGTAGCCGATGCAGTTATTGATAAACTCTGATTTACCGATCTGGGACGCAGACACAACGTAGATGCTCCGGATCAGCGGGTCAGAGAAGGCATCCATGATTTCCTTCAGATACGGTGTCTTCTCTGTTCTCCAGGGGCCGGGCTCTGCAGCTGCTTCGGATGAAATGATCCTATATTTGTCAGCCCATTCGGACACAGAGATGTTGTCCAGCGGTTTAAATGGAACGGATGCAATATCGGCAAAGGCATCGATCAGAGCGGATGGGAATACGTTGCTGACTTCGCCAGGCTTATTCTTCTCCGCCATCCTCATCATCCTTTGCTTCCCAGCTCATCCGGTCGTGGACCCGTTCCTTGTACTTGGCCAGATCAAACCGGTACTGCTGCATGTTCATCAGCAGACGGTTGATCACCGTCCGGATAATTACCGCGCATTCGGCAGCGTTATCGGACGCGGCCACATCAACGGCGAGCTGTCCGGGCAGAGCATTGATCATGTTGCGGATCTCGTAGAAGTAATCTTCCGTGATCGCCCTGATATCCTCTACCCGGAACATCTTGCCTTTGAGTTCCTGCGCTTCCAGGTTAGCAATGATTGCTTTGGAAGCCTTGATGGAGGTCTCCGCTTTCGACCGGTCCCGCCGGATCTTCGCGTCCTCCACGCTCAGGCTCTTTGATTGCTTCTCATAATAGGCCTGAGCACAAAAATGCATGTCGTACAGTTTCCCGTCTTCCGTGTCATCCCGGAAGAATGTGCCGTCTGTGGTCAGCTGGGAAACTCGTCCTTTGGTGATGTCCAGGAGGGATGCCAGCTCTTTGCCGTCACAGTATGGTCGGCCGTCGTGCTCGACAATCTTTCCGTATTTGCCTTCCATGCCATCCCTCCTTTCTGAGTTTTCCACAGGTCGTTTAGTTTAGGGGTCGATTTTTCGCCAAAAAAATACGCGCGTTTTGGGGGTCGAAGCGCGCGCTCGGCTCTTTTCCACAGTTTCACAGTACCTTTTTCGCCGAGTTTTCCACAACCCACCTGCCCTTTTCCGCAGGGCAGAGCGGGCGGGGAAAGGATATATGTGGGCCGCGCTCACAAAACCTTTTTGAAAATGGTTGCGCGAGAGTAGTCAGTGACGCCTTTCGTCATCATCTCGAGGAAGTCATCCCGGGTGAAATCGGACAGCCTAAACACTTCTTCGGGGGACATTCCCAGCTGCTTGCCGATCTCATTCACGGTCTTTCCCTCATCGATCAGGTTTTGTACTATGTGCTTCATCGGCCCGAGTACATGTGTACCTCTCGCACGGTTGTGTGTGATCGTCCCATAAACGTCTGCTGCGCTGTCGCCATGGTGGTCTACGATGACCACAGGGACGACGCCGCCCAGCTTCGAGAACAGCGGCTCACGGCCCGCTACAGTCCATCGATGAAAGCCATCGATGATCGTGTAATCAGGGCGCACTACGATAGGCAGTGTCCAACCGTTCGTCAAAATACTCTGGGTCAGAAGCTTGAGGTTATCCTCCGACACTTTGTTGGGGTTATAGTCATTTGCCCGCAGTTTTTCACGCGGCACCCATTGAAGTGTGGATAAAGGTGCGAACAATACGTCATCCATCATATATTCACCCCCTTTCCTCCAGGGGCAGTGTCCCTGGCGTACTTGACATAATCGGTGAATATATCGGTGTATATCGCGCGTAATGTTCGCTTTTTCGGGTCACCTGCTCGCATGCCCTCGTACATCTTTTTGTAATGGCGCTGCGTCATAAACGAGAAGCCCTTAACAAAAAGTTGGCGGTAGGCTTTGGCTACTTCGCGCCTGGCATCGTTATGGAAGTACAGTTCCGGATGATCGAACAGCATTTCCTTGCACAGGGCTTTGTAGTCTTTTGGTTCCTGATCCTCTTCGAGCTTTCTACGCTTCACCGTGGAGCGGTGGAACATTTCCGAATCCCAGTAGAGCAGGGCAAGGTATGCATTCGGCTCCCGTTTCTGGATTCTGTCCCAGAGGACCGGGTCTGTCTCAGCCACATACCGCAGGCCGGCAATGGATTCGGATGCGAAGAAGTTGCTCAGGCGCAGCTGGTGACGATTCACGCCTACGCTATATAAATCCATGTACGCCTGGGGAAACTTCAGTTTGTGCTCCTTGATGTAGAGCCAGACGTCGGTATCCTTCCAGTCGTAAATGGGATAGATAATGTTATTGCCGGTGATGTTGCCGGCGGTCATCTTCACGGTGGCGATATATTTGATCCGCTGCACCGATTCATAGGCCCTGACGCCTACCATCATCAGGCCGTCCTTGGTAATCTTCGGCAAAAAGTGCTGGTAGGTCATCTCGCCGACATACTTGAGGTTCGGGTCTCTCCGGATCGCGTATGGCGGCGCGTCGCTCATCCACAGATCTTCCTTGCCGGGCTCCCAGGTAATCCAGGATTCGTCATCCTGCAGCTGATGCAGCATCGACACCTGTTTCACCGGCAGGCAATACCACCGGAATTCAGCTCCGAGCCGGATGAACTTCTTTCTCCATTCCCGGGTCATCTCCAGCATGGAGGGATAGATGACTTCCTCATCGATGAAGCACACGCACATCTGATGCAGGTCGATCTTTCCCTCTATGGCCAGATCGTAGAGCATCCCGCACAGGCAGAGCGTGTCTTTCCCTCCGGAGAACGCCAGGTAAACCTTGATGCCGTTGGAGAACGTGTTGATAATCCGCTGCTTCGCGGCATCGACCACGCTCATGTTCCCGGTGACTTTCATGATGGCCATGAGTCATCACCTCACAGCCATATCTTCTCGCCGCACTTCGGACACTGAAGGAAACGCTTCGGCAAGGCTTCAGGCGGCGTTTCCGGGGTTGGTGCAGGCGCCGGCTTAATTTCCTCCGCTGCAGCTGCGTGCTGCTCCTCCTGGGCTTCGTAGCGCTCCGCTGTATTGGCGATCTGCTGGGTGGTGTTCTCGTTCACTGTCCCGTATCCGGACAATATCTCGTCCACGTCGCCCATGTCGGCGGTCAGCGTTTCCAGAAGTTCCAGATCGTATCCGGGGATTTCCAGATCATCGCCCAGGTCTCTGAGGAATTCCTCAAAGACGTCCATGTCATCCACGCCCAGGCTGTAGATCTTGTTATCCGCGAGCATCAGCTTCTTTTTCTCGTTCGCGGACAATCCCTTCATCACGTACACATCCGCTTCGGTCTCGCCTTTGGCCATGAGAGCCGCATACAGGCCGTTGCCCGCCAGGATCGTGTTGTCCTCGTCTACCACAATCGGGCGTATCTGTCCGAAGGCGTCAAGGCTCCGCACGAACTCTTTGACCTGCTTCTCCGAATGGATCCTGACATTTTTCTCCGGGCTCTTCAGTGCGGAGAGCTTCATCCTGGTCACTTTCATTTGCCTGTCACCGCCTTTTTCTTCTCAATGCGGTTCCAGACATAAGCGACAATGAACATGGCGAAGACGAACCAGACGCGCACGTTCTGATTCAGCGTCCATACGCCCATTACGCCCATGGGGATCATCAGCTGCCATCCGGCGACGGCCGCGATGTCGATGACCACGCCGATCTTCTTCCCGAAATTGATCATGGCGCCGTACAGGAAGGAGGACAGAGACGATATAGCGATCAGCGATACCATGATGCCTTTCAGCAGCGCGGTCGCCGGTGTATAGGTTGTCATCGCGCCGGCGAGAACAAACAGCAGATAGAAGCCGAACAGCAGCCCGCCCATGATGAACGGCCGCTTCATATCGACCTTCTTGGTTTCGTCCTCGTTCGCGTCGTTATAATCCAGCAGCTCCCAGAATGTGGGATACATGAACGCGCCCCAGATCAGCGCGAAGCCGATCCACGCCCGGTTCTTCAGATGTTCCGGATTCAGCGCTGTGGAGATCCCGTGTACGCCGGTCGTGATGGCTGATATGACCACCAGGATAAACAGCAGCAGGTACACCAGGATCCAGCTCAGGTTGTCGCTGGCCACGTTTCGGAAGGTAGCCCGCTTCAGGTAGAAGATGATGAAGAATGCGCTCAGGCCGTACACGATAACGTAGCTCATCGTTGGCCCGATGACGGTGGGCGACAGCATCTCAAAGATTCCGTTCATATTGACCCAGATCTGGAAGATGCACATCAGCCCCAGGATAATCTGCATCGGTTTCGATGCAGCCACGGCCCGGAGCTTTGGGAACCTCGGCGCGAGCAGGCCAAACACGATGCAGCTCAGCGTGTTGCCTATGCCCCACAGCAGCCAGGGAAAGATTCCCTCGTTCTGCGCCACCTGTGTCCCGACGATGAATGATCCGGACCCTGCCCATGTCGCGGCGATGCTCATGGTGTAGTAAAGTCTTGGGTTCTTTTTGAAACTCGCTCTCAACTTAGCGATCATGATTTTTTGCTCCTTTCAATCTCGACGCGCTTTAGGCGAAGTCGGCGCGAAATTGCCAAACTCGATGC